GTCGCCGAATCATCCACAAGTGCTCGACAGCGCAAATGCTGGAAGTCTTTATTGTAGACCTTGGTGCCTTTTGGTATATTACCCTGTGGTATCACGTCAACATCACTCCGCCGAGGGACAGCAACCAAATCGATCGGTGGATAAGGGACAATGAATTCATCACGTATGAGGTTCAATGTAATGTGGTCATCCTTGAAATAACCACGTGTGGGCATCGCAACGTCTGACCACATTGGACAATGCCAATTTTCCTCAATACGGATCTGTTCATCTACAGGAATACCAAATTTGTTTTGCACCAACAGACGTGTGCACATTGCGACGTTAGGTGCCCGTCGCCAATTCTCCTTTAAGAAAGATTTCTGCTCAATTTCATGTTTCCAGTAGTCGTTCTCAGACGTGCTTACTGGGCGAATTGAAGCAGTATCCTTGCACACGTCCCACACAATAGGCCCTACCACTGGCGCATCACGATAAAGATACAAATATGATAGAGCTTTTGCCCTCAGCAAACCATCCTTGACAGACTTGCGGGCATCCTTATAACGGGGGTCAAGCAACCAAAATTTGGCCAAAAATTCTCGTGGATCTTTCACACGCACCATTTTTATGGCATCACACACTGAGCCACAAAAATGTGCCTCACCAAAATTTGGATGCACATCAAACTTCAATTTCAATCCCAACTTGTCTATCAAAGTCTGATTCATACCCGCTGCGTATGTCATACCATCATCTCCCTCGAACTTACCAACAAATTCCAAGACATGTGCGACAAGCTGCTCAGGCTCGCCCATTGGATAGCGATTTCGAAGGAAAAGATAGCTTAGGATCAACAGGTTAAGCAAGGCGTTCATAGACGACGTCCAGAGGGCACCAGACATCAATCGCTGTACTATCTCTGCCGTCACCCCGTCAAACTGCATGATATTCGATCCTAGCACCAATCTTGCAAGGACACGTCTCATGTAATTCGACAACCCACACTGCCGCACAGAATGATTGAAATAGTATGCTCCAATCCTCGCAAACAACCCCTGATGATGAGCTTCCATTGATGAGAAATCTGTCTCGACCACAGAACTCAACCCGAAAGTCTCAAAAAGGATCTTTGGCATCTCATTCGGATCATTTCCTTTGACAAACCAATGCTTGGTACTCTCACCAAAGAACAAATTGTGATCCATGGCTGACACAATTGGCCCCAAATACGCCTTAATTGCGTCATGATAGGAATTGATGCCTCGCGGATTCTTCGCTTCACAGTACGCTTCCCATTTGATGAAGGACTGACACTTAGCGACTTGCTTCCGCAAAACCTTAGCCAGGAAGTCCACGTCAAGACGAAGCTTCAACAGCTCATTTTGCCGCTTCTCATTGTAATGTGAGGCACAAAGCCAATCCTCAAACGAAGTAACATCAACCTGAGAAAGTGGCACAATCTTGTCTCGAATGAACTTTTTCGCATACCTTTCAAAATCAAGTGCAACATCACCATCCTGTGTCGGCATTTCACACCCAACACGATGGATGACAGCACGTACCTTGTTCACGTCTGCCCGCCTGTCATAGTGAACACAAGGGAACAGGGGTTTACCATCGTGCGCAAGTAATACTGATGAGTGATACACTGCTTCAACTGCGCACGGTTGGCTACGACCTGGGTCCCGAACCTTGATCTTCAAAAATGTTGATGGGGGATTAATTTTCTTTATTTTCAAATCCGTTACCCTTAACCCGATCAGACACCACGGTCGTATGGTGTCCCGGGTCAGTGGTTTAACGGTTTGAAAACAGAAAACACACCCTGGTCACGCAGCGATTGCGTCATATAGATGTCACTTGCCATCATCGCTGAAAGCACTGCAAACTGTGGTGTGTTATCAAAGTTGGCGGATGCATCGTAATTGATCGATGCGGCTCGTTGCATCCGAACGAAACCAACCTTCAAATCCTCATCCTTCAACTCATAGGCTCGGGGCTTGGAGTCGAACGCAACCCTGCATGGCACATCACGCATCAACTCTGACGCACCATTGCGAAATACGAAAGAAAACGGACCTATGTGGCGTACAATCTGCCACGAGACGTCAAATAGCGTTTCAAACGCTTGTGCATCCGTATTTTGGTCTTTAATCTGTCGTCGATCGTCCAGAATATTGACCAACCTTGGGTTGTTGAGTTCGACCAGGTGTTCGTCGTAAACACCCCAACTGGATAAACCATCTGCAAGAGAGTGAAGCACCCTCCCAGACAAAACAACACCCACAACACCAATGTAGGCCATCTGATATGACGCACTTCGTGCGCGCTCAAACAGATATGTTGCTGTCTTACTCAATGCACGTCGACCTACCGAATAGGCATACTCTGCCCAGGTGACGTCACGCAGACGGTCAATGAACTCTCGTTCTTCTTGGTCCGATTTTATACGCTCGAATGTCGCTTGTGTAATTCCAGCAAAAGCTCCAGTGACATCATCAATTATGGGCACAGCCGGCTTGCGCATCTCTTGCGCCGCATAGGCTTCAGAGCCCAAATAACAGGCACGTACATCCTCTGTTTCACGAAACTCGGGCTCAATCTCAGTGTCACTAGAACTTTCTTCTTGTGGCTTCAACATGTGTTTAAATCGCTCAGCATTCTCAGCTACTGCAGCTGTCCGTTCAACAGCTATCTTAACCACCTGCTGCGCGACCATCAACATTGACCGTGTGGTATTCACAAGTGTTCCCACCCACCAAGATAAGCGCGGACACTTCACGGGCAACGGCAATTCGAACGTATCGACGTCAACAGAAGGAAACACCTCAGTGTGCGACAGCACACATGTCGCTTGTGCTATCCTGCTCTTCCAGTAGAATTTCTTACTGTCATAGGCACGCACACCATCCGCAGTCATTCGATCTTTTAAAGTTTGCGGGGCCTTCTTCTCCTCTTCCCGAACTTCTTTCACAGCATCCACAGCACCTTGAGCATCTTGAACCTGTGCAACCAAGTTCTGAACGACTGCGTCTACAACGCGTTTCTTCTTCTGTTTAGGTTCCTTATTCTGCTCCTTGCTCTTAGCAGGTCCAGGATTCTTTTCAATAGTTTGCAACCTTGCCAAGATTGCATTGAATAGAACCCCTTCAGTGTCAGGAACCCGCACAACCACGCTCCCAGTCGGCTGAAATTCTGCCCAAACATGGGCACCGACTGAACCCGCCACATCAACCAGGAGATCAATCTGCCGCCATTGGTCATCCTGGCATAGAGCGTAGAAGTTCCCCAGCTGATGTTGGACCATGGCATGATTGATGTGAAAGGCATCAAGAACTTGCCCGAAATAAGGTCCAGGATTCGGTTCAATGGTCCTCAATCGGTCGTAAATAATACGCAAAGTGTGCCTCCCATCAACATAACGCAACTCAACTGGGTCTGCAAGCCATAGTTGCGGCCCCATCTCTTCAGGGTTACCGTAACGGCGCTCCTCAGTGAATGCGATCACCACGGTCTCAAACCCGTCATCACGCACGATGTCCCACTGCTCCAAAAAGAAGGACATATCGTTTGAGTGACCAGACGCCTCCACATCATTGCGGAACTCATCTGTCACCTCTTGCGTTCGGGCGCGGAGATTGATCAGCTGGTCTCCCTGCACAGTAAAACCCAACCGTGCAACATCACCCAACTCCATCAACAACTGCTGAGACAGCCTCAAGGCCGCTTTCTTGGCACTTTCCTCACGTCGTAGAAGAAAGTTAATGATGGTGTTGGTACGCAAACCTGAAGCCCTCACACGTTTGGCGAAATCCAACAAGGGAGAATTGTTGGCAAAAAGTCTTGTCGTCATTAACAACGGCAATGCGAGGGACAGGGCGGCCTTGCGTGACTGGATCTGCTTCAAATCCTGCAATCCCAGGACAGGCACGTCAAACGTGCCCTTCGGCAAAGAAGCTTCAACATGGAACCTTTCCATGATTGACCGTGCGATCCCCACCAATCGCTGGTCACGTGTACGCTGACGTCTGCGTGCACAATCACTGTTCCAGTTGCGCAACGCTTGGGATTTCTTGACAAAATGATCACCTTCCAAGGCAATACCCAAGCGGGCCGCATGCGCCAGCAACTGGGATGGATTTGCCACCCTCATAACTTTGCCCGCATTTGAAGTATAACGAGCTTCGAAGTTGTGCTCTGCGTTGGCAAGTTGCTGGACAACAAAGCCACGGATACCCTTATCTGTGGCTTCAATTGAGGCACGATAGAGAGCTACTGTAGGATTCTCCTTACAGACCTTCTCTATCTCGTGTTGCAGCAAATCCACATACTCCTTGTGGTCTGTGCGCTCACGTTTTTGAAGCCGAATTTGTGCCTCACGTTGTAATTGTGCCCGTGCTTCGGCTACAGCTGCTTCACGTCCTTGGCCCGAGCTGATAAGATCAGCAGTACGATCTTTCAACTGGTCACGAGCCTTTCGTTTCGATCGAGTGTTCTTACTGTTCTTCCTCATTTCGTATTCGAACTCATGTGGCTCGGCAAGCCAATTTCCTTTGGCCGCAGGGACGGTTTTATACATCTCTGGACGCATCGTCTGAACGCCAGGAGTGTGTCCTTTCGGACGGGTCAGTATACCACCATTGGCACACTAACCCAAGGTGCGGACTTAAACCGAACTAAAGGAGGGTTTAGCACTATCCCCCCCCTATCGAAGTCACTCTCATCAACCCTAGTGACGTATCACCACCTGGACGACAGGTATGTGACCACTGTTTCGCCGCCTCAAGTAAATCGTCCTGACGCTGCGGGCTAGAGTTACGGTGGTTACCAAGCCACCA